ATAGAATACGTTGATTTATTGCCTCTTCCATTGCCTTGTTTACATTCAATAAGACCTGCTTGAACTAATCTATTTCGGGCGGACTTGAATACTTTTACAGACACTCCCACGTCAGATGACACCTTTGTATCACTACGTGTCCAGTTATCCTCCCAGCCTAAACGATTCGCAATTTTTAGCAAGTAAAAATAAAGCCTCGTTTCACAGCAGGAAAATTGCCAGCTTTCGTCAAGTTCCCAAAACCTATTGATAAGTTCAATATAAGTCATATCAATTTATAATAATTCCGTAAGACATTGTTTATATAAGGTTGAGGGTCAGCTTTCAGATAATAGCAAACGCTATTAATGAACTCAATCAACCCATGACAAACGACATATACACTGCCATATTTCTCAACTAACGCCTGCCATTCTTTTTGCCCATCAGACTGCGTTCCGGCACGTTTACCTTTTACATGTGGAGTTTTCATCTCTATGCAAAGACTGCTCTTACCACCGCGAGGAAAAAGCAGAATCAAGTCAGCAACACCAGCGATGGCACCTTCATATTTACGCATAGCACCGCTTTTCTTTGTCCTGACGCCGCCGTTTGGTATAGCAAAGAGTAGAGGGCCGACATTGGGAAACGTTTCTCTGAACCAAGTTACACAAATGTGTTGTATCTTGGTTTCAGAATATTTCACCTCCATTTTACGAATATCTTCTTCAGTCATTTTTCTGCTTGTTTTTTGAAATCGTAGCACATTCATTTAGAAGGTCAACGATTTGTTTACACCTGTTCCTGCAACCGACAAAGGATATTATGGTTTCCCATTCAGGACCGAACAACATTTCTTTCTTGTATTCCTGAATATGAGTTCTCTGTCCATTTATAACTAATCTAAATGGCTTCATAATTTATCCCTAAACAAGTCCATTGCAAGATTCACCATATTCTCTTCTACTTGGTCATCCGTTCCGGTTACACCGTTAGCAATGTTCTTCTTTGTTTGAATTACATCATACATATACTTGTCAATAGTATCCTTACCTAAGAAGTAATAGCAGTTAACATTGTTCTTTTGACCGTTACGGTGTGCTCTATCTTCTGCCTGTTCGCAATCACTGAAAGTCCAAGGGAACTCTATAAAAGCAACACGACTGGCAGCAGTCAAAGTAAGCCCGGTACCGCCCGATTTGAAATTCAGAATAATCAGTTTACAATCCGGATTATTTTGGAAAGAGTCAACGGCATATTGCTTTTGGTTGACACTATCGGAACCCGTTACAGTAACAGCTTTAGGAAATTCCTTTTTCAGTTCTGCTACAACTTCTTTCAAGTAACCGAAAAGTATCAGCTTCTCACCACCGTCGATAACATCATGGACAAATTCACAAACAGCCTTGATTTTACCTCTGGCAGATATCTGCTTTAAAAGCTGCATCTGCACCATAACGGCACCATTCATTGATTTCTGCACTTGTTCATCCGAAGCGTTCTTGTACTTCTTCAAGTATTTTACCATATCAGCCTCGGCAGCCTTATACTCTTTGGTGGTAGTGATATCAACTGTCAAGTATTGACGAGTCTTGTCCGGAAGTTGTGTAAGCACCTTTGACTTCTCACGACGAAAGAAGCAAGTATTCCATAGTCGCCAATTCAGCTCTTTAACGTTGGATGCCTGTTTGGGACCATCACAATATCTTTCAACATACCGGCTATAACCTCCAAAGTCCTCTAATCGACCTAATATTTTTAGCTGTTGTAGCAAGTCTGTATTATTGTTAACAACAGGAGTACCGGTCAATGCGAATATATAACGTTTACCTTTGCAGATACCTTCAACATATTTGCTCTGTTGAGTTTTACTTGATTTGCATTTATGAGATTCGTCAATGATAACAGACCTAAACAGAGAGACACGCTGATCGAAAGCAATACTTTTCATTGTAAGCTTGGATTCCTTATTTACAGCTTTTACAAAAAATTTATTAAGCGATTCATAATTAGTAATGAACACCTCACAAAGTGGGTTGCCATCAGACTTTTTACACTCATAAAATGATTGCCAGGACTGTCGGTTTCTGTCATCAAGGATAATCGAATTCATACCTGCGAACTTCTTAAACTCACGCTGCCAGTTTACTTTCAACGCAGCAGGGCAAATTACAAGTACTGGAAAAGACTCACCATAAATGGGCGCTTCCTTATGTGCTTTAACAACTGCACATATGGCTTGCAATGTTTTACCTAACCCGGGCTGGTCTCCGAAAAAACAGCGTTTGTGCTCTATTGCATACTGTACTCCTTCAAGTTGATACTCGTAAGGTTGAAGTAACATATAGTGTTCACCGACAAAAGGTTTCATCGGAGGAATATCATAATTAATATCTTCAGTTACCTCACGTTCCTTGACAGTAGAACAATAACGCATCTGAACAGCCCATTGCGCAAAAGCTCTCACATACCAATTCGCATCACGTCCAATAGGATAACGCGTATCATTGATACTAACAAGCCACGCCCGGTCTGTTCCGTCATAGCGTGGCTTACTTGGTATCATCTTTATGACCTCGACCAACTTTGGGTGATACTCGAACTGAATCCGGTACAGATTGGGCGTCTTAGTCACATAAATTGGTTTCATGAAGCAGGTTCTAATACTAATTCATGATGTTCAACTGTTGAACATATCCCGTTATCTTCACCATCTTCATTCATTGCATCAGCAGCTTCATCAACCTTGTCAAACGGATCCTCACCATCTTTAAATTCAAATTCCCTTTGAATCTCCGAACATTTATTCTCTGTAACATAAAGCTCTGCTTCATACAAGAAATTATAAACCGCATCACGAAACTCCTCACAATGCACATACGATTCATTGTCCGGATCGAAACCGATACCAGGAGAACAAAGATTAAGGACTTTGCTCGTCATAAGGGTTCGCTTACCTGTCAACACACAAACCTCAAAAGAAGAATCACCACCAATGCTAACGCCGGTTACATTGAACTTTTTGAAGAACTCATCTTCAAGACATGACTCTGGACGTTCCCAATTAATGTACTGGGATTCTTTCTGTTCTGTAATATCGACAATGTAGGGTATGAGCTTGTTTAGCGAATCCTTCAAATCCGGATGAACAGGATTAATCCCCTTGAAAACAATATCGTTTCCTTCCTTGTCTGCATAGACCACTTCAAGACATCCCTTTTTGGTCAATTTTGCTTTTGAAATATTCAAATCCATTTTAATTAAACTTTGAGTTAATACTTACCTATGCAGGTATTCATTAATAAAATCTTTATAGTACTGGTCAACAGGCAATGGCAAATTGATTCCTAATTCGGTGGCAGCATCAGCCTGAACCTTATCCATGAAAGTTTTCATTTGGATCGTATTCAATTTAGAAGTACTTCCAACAACCGAAACAATATTTCCATTCATACATATTTGCCGTGGAAGAAACTTCCGGCAATAGTAATCATGTACATCCAACTTATCCGTGCCTGTCTCCCTCTCAATACAGGCAAACCACAGCCACATGAGCGCGTTCTGCGACAGGGTACGTGGTTCTACCTTTCTCTTGATGCTTACAGTGTAAGTTCCATTCTTGAGCGTGGAACAGAGGTAGTCAAACGACTTATCCATTGTGACTACCCCATTTTGTTTTGTTAGAATAGCTTCTGCCATATCTTAGAATGGTAAATCATCAGGCGGTGGTATCTGTTGATATGGCTGTTGCTGATATGCAGGCTGCTGTACTTGTTGTTGCTGTCTCTGTGTAGGCTGTTGCGTTGGTAACGGTGGTGGTACAGGAGCAGCCTGTTGCTGAACTTTCGGTGTAAGCATCTCAATACTATCAACAAAGACTTCAGTTATGTAACGTTTAACTCCTTTGCTATCGTCATAGTTACGAGTGCGTAACTTACCTTCTATATACAACTTATCTCCTTTATGGACGTACTTCTCAACTATTTCAGCAGTCTTATTCCAAAAAATAAGATTATGCCATTCTGTACGTTCCGGCACTTGGGTTCCATTTTGTAAGGTGTACGCCTTATCTGTTGTGGCAAAAGATAAAGAAGCTACTTTCGCTCCACCGTCCAATGTTCTCACATCCGGGTCTTTACCGGCACGTCCTATAAGAATTACTTTATTAACACTCATTTTCCTTCCTCCCTTATAGTTACACGAATACTATCCGCTTTAGTTGATGTTTTTAAATATTGAGAATATAGTTCCGGGTGATCTTCCTGAAACTTCTTTGCATCAAAACTCTTACCCGTTGAAGAGGGAGTATAGCTAACACGCAGCCGACCGGCATCCCATGATTTAACACCGTTCTCACGCATGGCACTTTTAAGCTGTTCCTTATAACCTTTCTGCACTTCAGCGATATAACTCGCCTGTTCCTCTATATCAATAATAGTATTTACTAATTGCATAGGAATAAGCAGCTTCTCATCGGCTGGAACAGGAGCATTAGGTAAGAACTGTTCACCTTTAATCTCACACTCCAGTAATCTCTTAACCTCTGCATCCGGTTTACGCTCAATCTCAACCAATTCAGATTTATCACCTCGTAGCCAAATTCCAAACAATTTATCAACTTTAATTAGTGGATTTTGAAGTTCAAACAAATAGGCATAAATTGATAACTGCCAACTCAAATACTCACGGTCAAGACTTGCAGTAGTCTTGATGTCGCCAAGGCTGATTTTCTCGTCCTTTTCCCAAACACAATCAATATTCGATGCAAAATATTCATTATCTGAAACAGTGTACTCATTGGCAAAAGCCTTATATCCGGCATTTACTCTTTCCCTGATATAATTAATAGCTTCAATACTCTCGGGTGGTAATCCTGTTACATCAGCAAACTGGCATTGTCCATGAATACGACTGCCTTTTTCAGCAGCTTTTTTCAATATGTATTCTGGAATATCCCTATACTTATTGGGAAATAGTTGCCGGTTTATCATTCCGGTAATACCTTTCAGTTGCTTTTCACCAAGAAAATATGTGTGGTTCTCTTCTGAGAAAACCACACTCGATTTAACCAACTCTATCATGATGCAGGATAAATTTTGCCCATTTCCATACAAGCATTTACAAACTCTTTATCATTTTGCATAGCCGGATTACCATACCATACTTTTTCAAGTTCAGTTCTGCTTTTGACAGCAAGCATGTCAGCAATAGCCTTTTTCAGTTGGGCACTAGTATAAACTGGATTCTTCATACTAGCCAGTGTTTTTGCAGGCTGTTGCGCGTCTTCTTTATCGTGAGTGTTAGTTGCATCACTGTCTTTTGTATCATCAATGCAAAATAGACCGTTAAGAGCATACTTTCTTGCATAAGAAGATGAGGCTCCGGTAATTTGGCTGCCATCCATTCCCTTCTTTGTTTCCTCTTCTCTCGCAAAAGCAGTCACTATTTCTTTTTCCCCTTTTTCGTTGGTTAAAGTGGCAGTTGCTTTTACATAAATTCTATTGCCTACTGGCACCATCTCATCACTGAGAGTTAACGAACACTTTGTTTCAGTCAGAATAGGTTTCACTGACTCAAGAATATCCTCACAACTACGGTATTTGTAACTACCGAACTTATTAAATTGCCCTTTCGGGGCTTTCAGCTTTTGCTGAATGGTTACTAATTCTTTCATAATTCTGAATTAATAGTTTGACTTTTAGTTTATTACATCAGTAAAGGTAATCGTTA